GGTTGCTGCGTTAATGCGATATGAATTGGTGCCGGTGATGACCATGATCTGATATGTCCCGAATAGAATCAGACCGCCGACTGAAACCGGAGTATTCAGTAAGATCGCATCAAAGACCGTGACGTTAGAAACCCCAGCGTCTACTATTTCAACCGAGTTTGATCCGAGCGTAGTCGAGAAGTTCACCGCAGGATTGGTTTCGACTTCCTGCGGCGTGATATCAGCCAATCCTCCACTGGTGATGACGCCGAGTTGCGTGGTTGTTCCAACCAAAAGATGCTTGGTCGCATTCAAGTCCTGCCATGCATGAAGATCGCGCGGCGTTCCTGAAACAGCGAAGCTATAGTACTTCTGCCAGCCGCCGTATTTCTGAGCCAGTCCGTCCTTAAACCGGATCAATTGCGACTGGGAATAGCCAGCCTCTAATAGAGTAGGTGTCCGCTCGACATTGATGCCGGGGATTAACTTGACTTCGCCGAACGGCATTAGGTATTGAATGCCATATATAAGATATTGATAGTATTCATGTTTTTATTAAAGGTAAGAATGAAATGATTGCAGGCGGCATATTCTGCGAACTGCCTGAACCCGTCGAACTGATCGTGATGCCGATTGTCGAAGTTTGCGTAGCGTATGACCCGCTGAGTGGGCTTGCATCTGGTCGTGGACCCGCACCGACGGAAGCCGCAAGAACGTAGTTCACCTGATGCGTATGGCCGGGGTCGGTATATGCGTGGCTATGTTGCTGCATCGACTGGTCGCCACCGGCGGACCCCATGGTCGTGCCGTTGATTCCAGAGATTGTCTGCGTGACACGAGTGGCAGTTGTTCCAGACGTAGCAACAGGAATACGAACACGGTTCAATTCGTCAGGAACGCCGAATGTGGTAATCCCATTACCGCCAAAAGTAGACCCGAGAATTGCGCCCAATGCCGGGAAAATTGAGGTGGAATAAGTCGAGCCGTCCTTGATCAGATAGGGCTGCACCGAACAACCAGTAATCCACGCCGGAAGTGCTGTGGCACCGTGAAGATCAAGCGCGGAACCCACCTCCGGCATGTCGACATAGTCCATGTCGGTTCCGTCAAAGAACACATGGGCCTTGCGTCCCGGAGGGGCACAGATAGAATTGCCACCGCCAGACGCTGGGGACAGCGTGATCTTAAATGCACCGACGGTGCAGGCGTTATGAATGATGTAGAAGCCAGGCTCAGTGAATTGCACCACGGCATTTCCGGCCAACGACCCGGTGAATTTGATAAGCGCATTATCGCTTTGAGTTGGCCCCGTTCCCGGCGTGAGTACTGCGCCAGAAGTTGTCAGCGCAAACGTGGTCGCAGCAGACAGCGATATTGTCGCAAAGCCGCCCAGAATGCCGTCGAGGGCATTCATGTTCGTGTTGATGGCTGCGGTTCCCCAGGAGCCGACCAGATCGCCGGTTAAAGGTACAACCAGTCCGCGATTTACCGTTACGGGTTCCGTCACCTTTTATGTCCTCGGCGGTGTCGCAAGTGGTGCCGGATCTTCCGACGACCAGCCCTGCGATGTGAATTTCTTGCGTGCTTCTTCTGTCGCTGCGGATTTCAGCAGTGTCTGCAGATGCGATTCCCATGTAGTCGCTAACTTTGGATCATCTGACATTGCGCCAAAGTTACGTTGGTAGCCAGCCGCGAACACCATCCCCGCAGCGATCATCAAGTCAGGGAAATACACCGACAGGATCGTGGTGACATTGCTAACTGACAACGGTGCCGGCCTTTGCGTGCCGACCACCTCAACCGTATAGGCTGCATCCGGCCACGGGCCGACGATGGCCAGCCCTTGATCGACTAGGGCGAAATACTGCGGGACTGTAGAACCACTAACCGACGGCCACAGCATGTTGAGCATTTCGGTCGACGTCGGAATCAGTGCGTTACGGGTTCCCAGTTCAGGATTGGTGGTCCCTGACGGGGTTATGACGTTCATCTCTTGTGTGATGATGAATGTGCCGAGCGATCCCGGAAGATTGAAATTGCGGGTGAGTGTGGTGAATGTGGCCGATGAATCTCTGACGGTGGTGTCGATCAGGTCGAGTTCGCGGTATAAGCGCTGCTCCGCGTCGTTAATGATGTCCGGCAGGACAGTAATGTAGCCGGGATCAGTAGTTTGCACCGGCAGGAGGTTCGCCAAGTTCGTGACGAAACTTGAATAGGTAAGCCCGACCATCAGCTAATTCCGTAGATGCGTATTGTGCCGGTCGCGATATTGCCGGTCTGGAATGAAATCGCGATGGCCGTGATATTGCTCGCCGCTCCGTTCCAGAACCCGGTTGGTATGACTGCAGCCGCAGTGAGTGTACCAGCAGCGCCCTGCGTCATATAATTCAATACGCCGTTGATGCTCTTGAAGAACACCGCATTGGATGGATTGACGATCTCGATATAGCCGTTGACACCGTATGTCGTCGTCGTCCCGACGCTAGTCGTGGCCCTCGCGCCGGATAATAGAAACAGACTGGTAGTGCCATCGAGGACCGTAGTGAGACCGACGTTATTTTGGATACTTGAAATATATCCTGAACTTTGCCACGCGACGCCAGTTGTCGCGATCACCATGTTAAGGGATGTCGTGGAATGTGCAGTAGCCACTGCACACACGTTTTCAAACGTGACGCGGAACCTGGAATAGCGCGAGCTGAAGCTCGTGGTGTCAACAGCAGAACCGATCTGGCTGGCCGAGATCGTATTGAGGAGGACACCGCCAGCCCCGACCCACTGCGGATTGGCCGTCGAACCCAGTGTCTGGAGGACATATCCTGCGGTGCTGCCAATGAGGCCGGTCCACAGTGATGATCCGCGGTAAAGGATCGAGCCTTGGGTGGTGTTGACTTGGTCTATCGCTGAACTGAGCGTGATGAAAGTCGGTGCTGCGGTGGCCGATACGCCAGCCAAGAGCGTTCCAGTGGCCCCCGCTGCTGTAGCGCCAAGGAATGTCGTACCGGAAAGGACAACGCCGAAGGGGGTTGAGAACCCGCCTGACGTGCCTGTGCCGCCGTTGCCGAACCCGGTGATGCCGGTGACATTGGTCGCCATCGACAGGTTGACCAGCGCAAAGGCCGGATTGGCCGAAGAGCCCGCCCCCTGCAGGAACATGCCTGTAGTGCCGAAATTCGTCGCCTGCATGGTGTTGGTGCCATTGGCGATCATGACGGCGTGGGCGGTGAGATTTCCCAGTTGAAACTGTAGCGGGAGGTAGGCCGTAGTCAGCGCCCCGAAGGCAATGGCGTTCCCGGCGGCATTGGAAACCAGAACCTGCGTTCCGGCACTCGCCGCAATATCCGCCACATTGGCCAACGCATTGCCAGCAACACCCACAACGGATATCGCGGCGCCCTGCCTGAACTGGGCATTGCCGACGGCATTGGTCGCGATATTGCCGCCGATGATTGTGGCGGTCGCAATATTGGTGCTGGCAATGGTGGCCGTGGCGATATTCGTGCCAATGATAGTGGCGGTGGCAATTTGTGAGCTGGTGATGCCGAAATTGGTGACGCCGAGCGTGACTGTGGTTGACCCGGACAACGTCAGGGACGTGCCGGCAGTCATGTGGGACGCGAGTGTCGTCCACGCTGCGTCGTAGTTGGTCAGCGAGTTTTTGGCTAACAGCGTCCCGGTAGCACCACCTGTCGGCAGGTTCCCGCTTGGAATACTCAGATTGCCGATCGACGTGACCTTGGGAAGCGCGGATGATACCTGATAGTAGGCAATAAGGTCACTGGCCGACGGGTTCGCCGGCAGCATGACGCTGGGAGCTTTACCGACAAAGTCAATCTGCGACATGCGATACGACGCCGCCGCAGTGGCGTTCGACGTATCGACAATCTCGATGTTGACCGTTGACGCAATGGTCAACGCCCCCGGCTGGTATTCGGTCAGCGCTGGGATTGTGCCGGTAGTCGGTGTTGTCATTTACTGGGTATTTCCGCTTTGGGAATTGCTTTCGATACGAACAGTCCCGTCCATCTGAAGACGTAGCGTGCCGTCAGCAAGACGGCGTTGGGTCTGTTCGTCGATGAAGTATTGCTCGACGCGCGCATTGAGAATTGACGGAGGATCCGGGGGAAGAATGATGGTGCCGAGTTGTCTTTGCGGGGTATCAAGTTGATCCTCGAAGACAAGTATCTTAGTGTTGACGAGACGATTGCCGCGCCACTCAAACTGCCATTGCATGTTCTCGTGGTTGCCGACAAAGCCTGAACGATCGTCGGTCCCCCACGCTCGGGGGCTTGTCCGATCGACTGCGGCACGGCGGGGGTGACGTCTCACCGGTAATAGCGCCCAATGCCGGGAGCGATAAGAACAGGCACATTTTCTGTTCCCTGTTCCGCCGCGATATCCCACGCTTCCTTTGCATCAATCTTGCGCTGCTGCTCGAGTTGCGGCGCGTAGACGCGGGCTAGGCGATAGGCCAGTCCAGCTACAAGAGCATCCAGCCACAGATATGGGAAATCTGGAGTTTGACTTCCATAGGCGGAAACATCCTGCATTTGGGAATAGGCGTAGTAGTTGACGGTGTATGGACCATTGCCATCAGGCACCGGCCACAATGTAAATGTCGGTGCGGTGGCCAAGCGATCATACCAGAACGATGTCGGGAAGCCCTGTGTTTGTTTCTCTGCAATACTCGCATAGTCCGTCCGACTCATCGGCGTCATGTAGCGGTCGGTCTGGTCGGAATCGCCGTCATTCAATGAAACATAAGCATCGAGCATCATCACGACACGCGCGGGGACATCATAGGTCGCAGTGCCCTGCGTCAAGTCGTTGGAGATTAACTCTACTTTCCACAGATTTGGGCCTGCGTTAGCGAATTGTGCTTGCAATAAGTTAAGTTCACGTTTCGCCGTCAGCATATGTTCCTGACGGATAGACGGCGTGCGGATCTGAATGCGCTCGAATGCCGCTAGGACACCCTCACCAGACGTTAAACTGTAGTCATAAGTTCCGCTGGTTGTCATAGACTTTTTCCTCGGAACCCAAGATGGCCGATTGTCACTGCGTCAAAACCAGAAACTGGCACCGACCCGTTGGCGAAAGTGACTGTTGTGAAATTGATAATTCGCGTCGTGGAGTCGCTGCCGACCGTGTCAGTCAGTGTCCAGTCGTTGGTGCCGTTCTTGTGCCGCGTGTAGTTGGCGTTGTTCCCCGACAGAATAAGCGTGTTGGTTTTCGACGCATTCCCGGTGAAAAGATTTGCAGCCGCATTCGCATAAACTGTAGTATCAACCGGACCACACAGAACATCGGTCATCAACCAACCGGACGTGCCACCGACATTCAAATTCCACGGCGCACTGTGACCGCCGCCGAGAGTGACGGTCTGTGTTGAAGAAAGAATGCAGCCGCCGTAGGTTGGATTGGAGGCCGAGAATGGCCGCAGATCGAAAGTATGCGTTCCAGACGAATAGTCTGTGGCGTCTAGCGTCTTGGTGCCAGTAGCGCCAAGTGTAAGCGTGTGCAGAATGCGGTTAGCGCCTGGGGTATAAGTGAAGACACCCTCAATGCTATCAGTGATCGTCAGAACGCCGGTCGTCGCATTTGGCTTGTAAGTAGTGTTACCCGCGTAGCCAGCACCAACGCCATACATGTCTTGAAGCGCGAGAATATCAAACGGACTATAGAACCACGGCCCGCCGTAGGTTTCAGCCAAAGTTGTAACCCCGCCGCCCCCGTAGTCCGAGTAAGACATTACCGAGAAGTACCGAGCATCTTGCGCAGATGGCATTGCAGCGAAGCCACCGCTTCCACTTTGATCCTCAAACGTATGTTTAAAATTCAAACCGTGGCCGATTTCATGGACCGCCGTATGAAAACCGTAGTGCCCAATCGCAGGATTGGTAAAATATCCACCTTCGAAGTCACTGTCGTAATCAGTGTCACCAGCACCCGCAGCACTTGACGGGGAGAGAGTTCCAGCAAATCCTTGTGGAGCTGTGTTTGACAAAGCATGACGCAGGGTAGAAGTAGAGTTAGAATCTACCCCATTGACTTCTGTTATTTCGGAGAATGTCAGTCCTGAAAATCGGGCAATTTCAGGGTAGATTGACCGGATGATGTTTTTATAGGTGGTACTTAGTTCTTTGAATGTACCACCACCCCAACTACCCCCACCATAATTCGAGACATCGACTGGAAACGAGTACGTCAGTGCTGGTGAGGTCCACTTCAGCGTAGACTTGATACGATCCGTGAGCGTGCCGGTTGAGGAGACTGAAGTGGTTGCGGTCATTTCAGAGAGGCAATCTCTCTAACTACTTCCTCGCGTCGGCCAAGTTTTAAGGCGCGTTCCGGCCTGTCAGCTATGTTCGCGGCAAGCCATTCATCAATAACTGTAAGTTCATCCCTTAATTGTGCTGACTTTTGTGGCGCGGGCGATGTCATGGAATCCTGCGGTAGAATCCGGCGATCAACATGGGGCGCTCCGATGCAGCGATGGATTTGAAGGAAAATGGAAGTACCGAATCTTTTGCGCAGTAAAATCTATTGCCAGCACGTAGTGCCGAAATCGCTCCACTGTGTTGGAGCCGATCCGCCATTCCAGCCAGCGGGGCCGCCGCTTGTTGTGAGTGATGACCCCTGTGCCACTGTGTCCCAGTTGTTGGCCTGCCACGCAGCAAAGGATTTACCTGTGGCGCCGTCTAGGAATGGACTCGCCGCCTGCGTATAATATTTTTGCCGCGCAAACACCGACCCATTGGTGACAAAGTGCGACCATACATCAGCCACTAAACGCCCACTCGCGGTGTTAGCCCAGAACGTGTTGTCCGTAATCACCTGCTTATTTGGGTAGGTGTAATTAGCGCCGAACGTAGTTGTCGCCTCTTGAAAATTCAGGGCCAAGATATTGTTGGCGACGTATGAGCAATTCCGATACATATTCATCGTCAAGTCGAGGCCAGAGTTTACATTCGCCTCCATCATTTTAGGATTGTTAGTGCCGGCCGCCCACGATCTATTATCACGCACCGTGTAAGTGAAGAAATTGGTTCCCGACGTGCATGTTGTTCCTTGGGCGCCGTTGATGTTAAAAAAGGCGTTGCCGGAACAGATGATGTTGTAGAATGAAATGTTGATATTGTCGCGTTGGTTAGGGTCGGTGTTTATGTCCACCATATTGTCGATTTGCGTCGCGGAATTTTGGTCCATGACGAAAAACCCGCCGCCCTGATGCAAAAGAATTTTAAGAGCGTTGTCCTTTCCTGAACCATCAAAAACATTTTCCCACCGCGCGAGAATGTGGTGGTTGGTTGTGTAAAAACTATTAGCCAATTGGCTGGCTAGAGGAGCACCAAATATATAGAAAGCGTGGCTAGTACCTTCCAATCCGCCGCCCGGACCCCAACCAGAAAGGTTTTGCCCAACGAAGAACCACCAGTCATGGTAGAGCGACCCACCAATTGCCTTTACGTTATTTACGGAATGAACATCCGGCTGCGTGATCGAAGTTCCCCAGACTCCCAGGTTTGAAAGGCCAGAAAATGTGAGAGCATCAACACTGTTGGTCTGAGCGGTCATGTCACATGACCCTCTGTCCAAATAGATATTGTCCATCGCAACCGTGAAATCCGCCGGCGTAAATTGCCAGCATCCAAGCGTGTTTTTTGATTGAACGATTGCGAGATTAGAAATAACAATATTCTGCTTGGCCTTCGTGTTGGTCTGAAAAAGAACCGGAGTGGCGCTAACTGTCGTATTGGTTAGCGTTGGATCAACGTCGCCCCCGGCCCCGCCAGTGAATTTTGCCGTACAGTGATAATCGGAACAATCATCAATTCTCAGCCCGTTTATTCCAATATTTATGCTCCAAATGCCGGAAGTTCCGCCATTATCACCAAGGACAAATCCAGAACCGCGCTGAATATGGATTGATGTCTTTACTTTTGGTGTTGCGCCGCTGTTGATGAGTGGCGCTATATTGGTCTGAGGGTCTTTGGCGGTAAAGCAACCCCCTGCGCTCTTACCGTCCCCGCTACCAGCGCCGGACGCGCTTGGGCAGAACCACCATTCTGCCAGCCCACCCCCTCCTGACCCAGCCGCTGGCACAAATTCACTTGACGTAAAAGTTGTCGTAGTTTGCTGCGTAATAACGCTAGACCCATTCCACGCCTTGACCGTCAGTGTAATAGTTTTTGGCGTCCCACTAAAATCTGATCCCCGATAGACACAAACCGCCTCCGGTCCTACCTGATCGACATTGGCATCAACTGCTACGCCGTCGGTCGGTCGTGTAAAGTTTTCACTCGCGGCCTGCCCGCAATTCCAGTGATATTCCAAATCCGTAAATGGCGTTAGCGTTGAGTTTCCTGCCGCGCCTATCCCGCTAGCCGATACTTGCACAAATGCGGGCGTCTCTCCGCTGGTTCTTGACGTGGCTATGCCGACCTGAGTTACGGGCACCGTAAATCCGGTCACCCCGCCTATGTCAGAGGCATTTGCTGTCAGAACGCATGAGTTTGCTGTATAACCGCTTCCCGGCGTCTGAAGAATGAGATCGGTAACTGCGCCGCCCTTCAAGACCACCGTTGCGATAGCGCCGGTACCACACGATCCACTACTAGTTGTAAGTGGAACGTCATTGTAGAAATACATCGTGGTAACGGTGATAGTGTTGCCAGTTCCACTGCCAGCATTATAAAAAAGAACCTTGCCTGATGACACGGAGCAATTGTAGGCATCCTGCCATTCGACGTAGACTGAAATCTCTGTCGAGCTAATAACACATACATAGTAAACGAATGTTGTGTTGTAAAAAGTATCTACCGAGCTGCCCTCTCCAGTTGGGAGACTTCCTGAGCCAGCCGTAAAGATGACCCTCTGACCTGCCGAAAATCCGTGTGGCGATGAAGTTGTAATTCGATTGGTCGAGCCTATCCGCGCGCCAGTCCCATTCTGAGCACCAGCGGTACTGGTGAAATTGATCGCGCCTCCAGCGCAACCGGCAGCAGCACATATACTAAATGTATCTGTGCCGGCACCGGCCTTGACGTAATACACAGTATCTCGCACGACACCGGTCGGCATCGTGGCTGTGCCGGATTGAGTGCCACTTGACGATCCGCTAAATGCGATTGGACCAGCGCCGCAACCGGCAGCAGCGCAGAGTTGGAAATGGTCCGTATCGACGGTAGACACATAGTAAGTTGTAAATGCCACTACGCCGGTAGGAAGAGTGCCTCCAGAGAAAGTTACTTGTTGATCGGCATTAAATCCATGCCCAGTCCAGTTGACCAGACTTGAACCGACATTGAATAACCCGCCACTAGCAACGCTAGTTCTTAAAGGGAAGAACGAAATTTGCTGATCGGTCGCTAATCCATGCCCAGTCCAGTTGACCACGCCTGGCGATGCAAGTGGAAGCGTAACTGTAGTGTTGACCCCAACTCCCGTTGCATCGAACGACGCAGTCTGCAGCGTCGCGCCGTTACCGCAATTCGACACACAAGCCGAGCCGCCGGTGATCGTTCCGAACGCTGCTACGCCATCGGTCGTGATACTACTAACGGTGACGTTGGGGTTGCCGAGATAAGTGTTGGGTGGTTGGCCTCCTGGCGTATATCCGACACGGATCGGCAATCCGACCGAAGCGACGAAAAATAAATGAAAGACACCGCCGATAATCAGCGGACTGATGTGAAGTGCGAATCCAGCGACCAGCTTTGGATTCAATTGCGAGAAAAAGGCGAGGAGAGTCGCGAGTAGCCTGACCGCAGCCTGTGCCTGATGGACAGTCAAACTGCCAAGCGATTGCCGTTCCCGCAATCCGACGCGCGGGCCAGTAACCCGATCAATGACGATCGGGTCGTCCTTGTAGTCAGACATTAAGTGCCGTAGCCCATCATCATGCGTAGATTTACACTGGCGGGCGGCGGCGGGGCAGACCCCGCTATCCCGGTGAAGTCCTGATATTCAGCGTCCGGATACCAGAACGCCCAAGGGTCTTTCGCCCAATCAAGTAATTGTTGAACGGAATAATAGGCATTTGCCCACATGTTTGGACCGACATTGACGGTTCCAGTTCCGGCATTAAAATCAACGCCAACGCCATACCTCCCATCAAGAGTAGAATTTGCGGCAATATTTCCAGCGGTGGCAGTCTTGATTACTCCACTTTCCAGATCCATAAGAACGAAATTCGTCGGAATCCCGCTGCCGCCGCTTGCTGCTGCAAAATAGGCGCGTCCAATTACGAGAGAAAGGCCGCTGCTGATGAATCCGGTGGCCAATCCGAATTTGAATAGTCCGCTCGCTCCGCTTATCCCGCAAAAGAATGGACTGCCGCTAAGGGCAACCCCACATATTGGATTCGTAGCAGTATTTGATGTGGTTCTGAAAATCGCTGCACCGGCATAAACACTATATGTCCCTGGCGGGATTTTCGTCTTTGATGCCGCCGTCCAGAAGTACCTTGTGCCGCTTAGTACGGAACACGGGCCAACTGCGCTGTC